TGGATATTGCCCTGCTGCAGTTTCTGCTGAAAGCATTACCGCGTCAGTACCATCTAATACCGCATTTGCCACGTCCATCACTTCTGCACGAGTTGGCATTGGGTTGCTGATCATTGACTCCATCATTTGAGTTGCAGTAATAACCGCACGGTTTAATTGACGTGAACGACGAATTAATTTTTTCTGTACGCCAACTAATTCTGGGTCACCAATTTCAACACCTAAGTCACCACGAGCCACCATGATTACATCAGAAGCAAGAATAATATCATCCATTGCTGCTTCATCAACAACTGTTTCAGCACGTTCAACTTTAGCAACGATTTTCGCATCTAAACCTGCTTGTTTTGCTAATTCACGCGCATAGTTTAAATCTGCACTTGAACGAGGGAAAGATACAGCTAAGTAATCCACACCGATACGTGCAGCTGTGATGATATCTGCTTTATCTTTTTCGGTTAATGCATCTGCAGATAAACCACCGCCTAATTTGTTGATCCCTTTATTGTTTGATAATGGACCACCAACTGTCACTTCAGTAAATACTTTTGCTCCGTCAGTAGAAAGGACTTTTAATTGAACACGACCATCATCTAATAAAAGAATATCACCAGGAACAACGTCTTGTGGAAGAGTTTTATAGTCTAAACCAACAGCTTCTTGATTACCCTCACCTTTTGGTAATTCCGCATCAAGAATAAATTTATCGCCAACATTTAAGAAAATTTTGCCATCTTTAAAAGTAGAAACACGAATTTTAGGGCCTTGTAAGTCACCTAAAATTGCCACGGTTTTACCTAATTTTTTCGCGATCGAACGAACACGCTCAGCACGCTCAATATGATCATCTGGTGTACCGTGAGAAAAGTTCATACGCACAACATTAGCGCCTGCTGCGATAATTTTTTCAAGATTGTTATCGCGGTCTGTAGCTGGACCCATTGTACATACAATCTTCGTTCTTCTTAATTTTCTAGACATTATCTAAACTCCACAAATAGTTACAATTTAAAAAAGCTTTTTTAATTTCGGCTCATCCGAGATAAAAACCGTCGCGCATTATACGCTTAAACCACTGCAAAATCAAAACAAGCACTGAGAGTTTTTGCAACAAATTTTGGTTATTTTTTTAGCAGCTAAATTTAACTTAAAACAAATCCCCTTGTTTTCATCATTAAAACTGTTTATCATCTGCCACATCTTTTACGCGACTATAGCTCAGTTGGTTAGAGCACCACCTTGACATGGTGGGGGTCACTGGTTCGAGTCCAGCTAGTCGCACCACCTATCAAAGCCAGTAAATTTATACTGGCTTTTTTATTTCCTAAAATTCACATCAAAAACAATAACTTACCAATCACTTATATAATACAACATCAAAATTCCAAGCCTTGAATATTGCCAACTTTTAGTTATTTTTATATATTTTTAGTCATTGATTACGCCAAAATTACGCAAAATTTTGTGCGATTACGCCAATTAAAAAGTGTGAGGTGAGATATGGCTACAATGCGAAAACGTGGCGATAAATGGCGAGTAGAGATTTATAAAAACGGGATAAGAAAATCTAAAACTTGTAAAACAAAGGCAGAAGCCACTCAATGGGCTTTAGAAGAAGAAAAGAAATTAGAGCTACAAGAACAAGGATTGCAGCCAGAAACCGTCTTGGCGGACGTTGTAGAGCGTTATTTGAAAGAAATTACGCCAACTAAGCGAGGAATACGCCACGAAACTTTGAGATTAAACAAATTCGCTAGACATCCGATTTGTAACAAATTTATCGGTGATGTTACAAGAAAAGATTTTGAACAATGGATAGCAGAAAGAGAAAAAGAAGTTAGTGGCGAAAGTATTAGACGGGAATTATCCACCATTAGAAACATCTTTAATGTTGCAGTCGAACGTTGGAATTATATTGAAAAAAATCCAATGATAGGGCTTGTTTTGCCAAAAGGTAGTGAGCCAAGAACTCAACGCTATTCAGATGATGAGATAGAAAGAATTCTCTACGTTAGCGGTTATAACGATACACTCAAGACGATTAGAGCAAGAAGTGGCGCGGCTATGCTATTTGCTATTGAGACGGCAATGCGAGCCGGTGAGATTTGTGGATTGACTTGGGATAACGTTAATCTAGGGAAAAGAACTGCTTATTTGCCAATGACGAAAAATGGTTCTTCTCGGACTGTTCCACTAACAAGGAACGCTGTGGCTATTCTTGATAGATTGAAAAAAGATATTGGAAATACTGGATTGTGTTTTCAGTTAGATACAAGGTCGCTTGATGCAGCTTTCAGAAAGATTAAGAAAATGGCAATGTGTGAGCATTTACGTTTTCATGATACTAGACGAGAGGCTTTAACAAGGCTGGCCAAGAAAGTCGATGTAATGACTTTAGCGAAAATATCGGGGCATAAAGACATAAGAATACTCCAAAATGTCTATTACGCCCCGAATATGGAAGAAGTTGCTGAACTTCTAGATTAAGGCAGGGTTTCTGGGTATGGGTCGGGTGTTATCCAGTTGATAACTGGCAGTCTCATCCAAATAAGATCTTTTGTTGGTACACTGTCTTTAAACCTTAACTCGATATAGTTTGAGTCTCCTATACTACCAACATACACCATGCCTACGTTATCACCTTCATCGCTATAAAAAGGAAGCATAAAAGGCACACTGGAACGGAATCCTTGCGGTATTTTATTGCGAGGTAAAATATCCATTCTTTTTGCGTGATTTTTCCGCACAAATGATCCTGTTTCACTTCCGCGAAAAGAAATAGAACCCCACGCACCACCAGTAAAAGTACATTCTACGGTGTTATTAACTCGTCTTAGAGATATAAATCCTTGCATAATATTTACGGAGTCTCTTATCATCCGTCTCTCGCCTGTATCAGCTGATGTTACAACCCATTTATTGTTCTGTTTCAGCCATAAGTACGCTCCAACGCCAGCGCCATTTGTTGAGCTGTAGAATGTCCCATTTGGCTCTCTTCCTGTAATTTTACCGCTAGTGGTTTCAGGTTTGTCTGGTCTCCCGATTCCAGTGATTATCATCGAATCGCTGGATTGGCTACCACTTCCACCACCATCTGGAATTTTCTTTTCGATTCGCTTAATTTCAGCTCCTAGAAATTCAGCGAATTCTGTCACGCCAGTTTTAAATGTCATTATTTATTGTAACCTCTGTTATAAGCTTCTTTTAGATTCGCACTGTCTAGATTTGTGAATTTCTGATTGAGCGTAGTTAATGCTTCGTTTACCTGTGAGATTTTTTGAATAAGCTTATTCAAGCCATCTTCGCCGGTTTGAATGCCTTTCAACATATCGCCAAGCTCTTTAATGGTGTCAATACTCGCATCAACTTCCCCACCTAAAAGCTCATTTTTAATATCAGCTTTCGCTTGTGTTAAAAGCTCAATGATTTTTTTAGCAGATAGAGTTGAACTGTCGCCTGTGGCAGTGTCATCAATACCGGCACTACTACCAGATAAGGCAGCAATTCGCTGTTCCAGCTCATTGATTGCACCAACAATCGATCTTTTTTGAGCGGTTGTCAGCGTTGATAATGCACCGATAATGGCAATAATTTCCTTATCTTTCATGCCGACGAATTCGGCAAATGCTGTGAGGGTTTGGTGAAATTCTTGGGCTGCCATGTTATAAAGCTCCTATTTTGTAAAAAGTAATTAATTCTTCGAGAGTTGGTATTTTTTCCTTTCTCTCGCCAATCTCTTTGATTAAACGCACCTTAACTTTAATATTCGGTCTTGAGCGTTTAACTAATCTGATAATCATCTCGCCTCCGTTATGTCGTGAATAAGCGTGAATTCACCACCAGCCAGCGTTCTAATTAATCCTTGTTGGCTAGTACACTGCAAATCCCAGCTTGCTGTTTCCCACTTAGCGCCTAGCGTTTTATCGTGCGACAATGTAACCGTGACTAGATTTTCGCTTACGGTAATCTCACCTGTTTCAGTTGATAGCTTGATAATCTCGCCTTTCTTCGGCTCAATCCACATATCAAACTTGCTACCAGTCAAATCACTTTTCTGCTCGTCATCTTCTAGGATTTCGAACGTCCACCCATCATCATCACCACGCACTGTTTCCAGCTCAATGTTTTCCATTTTTGCTCCAATAAAAAACCGCACTAAGATTTCTCAAAGTGCGGTTGGTTTAGTTTAAGATTGATTAGATTACGATTTGACCGTTTTCTTTTAGATAAGTATAAATCCGTTCCAGTTCAATCTGTTCTGTGGTTTTGCCAATATCATCTTTAGTCAATGGTTTTTTCATTAACTCTTTTGCCGCTACGGCATCAATCCACTTATAATCAGAGATGATAGGCGTAAAGTTAGTTACGGAACCATCACTATCTTCACCCGTGCCTAATACATACTTAGCATTGATTGAACCATCTTCTTGCTTAGAGTATGCGGCAATAGCTGAATACATTGGATTTAAGATTTTGTTGAATGTTGTCATATTTACTCCTAGACTTGTGTCATTGTTGTCGTGCTTGATACTGCGTATGCTGCGATGCAGATTTTTGCTGGGTTAGCATTGCCATAACCAACATTAAAAAGCTCTGGGGGGGCTTTTTTATCTGTATGCCAGTAGTAATACTCATGAGATTGATTAGCTTCTACTGTAAAGGTTATGTGTGAATTAACCACGAAAAATATCCTCCTAACTGGAGACGGAGCTATCCTTATTCTTGATTGATAACTCCCGGCAACAATATAGGCATTGGCAACAAACGTTTCACACAAATTACCACCGATTAACTGATTAACCTCAAGCGCTCCAGTAAATTTACCAGTTACACCCTCTAATCTCGCCCCTCGTATCGTGCCACCCTCAATCACAGAACCTTTAACAGAACCACCGTTTACGGTTGTACCGCTGATTGTTGTACCTGTTATTGTGCCACCGGATATGTTATTACCATTGATATTATTACCGTTAATGGTCGCCCCTGTTATCGTACCGCCAGAGATGTTATTACCATTAATATTGTTACCATTAATGTTATTACCATTGATATTATTACCGTTGATATTTGTACCGGTGATTGTGCCTGCTGTAATTCGTCCGATGTCTGAACTAATCGCAGAAAGACTATTTACGTTTAGCTTATCAGAGGTTAGTGACCGTGTGGCGATGTGGTCTGCTCCAATACTCCCAACGGCAATATGCTTAGCCGCTACCGCACCAGTTGCAATCTTGTTTGAGGTAATACTATCAGCCGCCATTTGTTGAGCGGTGATTGAATTGGTTACAATCGAGCCGCCGTGAATAGCTGTCACACCTGTATTTTGCCAAGGACTAGGTTGCGTTGTGTATTCCGTACACTCCTCTAACATTGGACGACCTACGAACATCCAAGCTCCGCTTTGGCTCGAACCGTCGCCATCATAAAAGAAAAAGAACACATCAACACTCACAGCATTTGCTGGAGCTTGAAACTTGATAAAAGCCCGTTTTGCACTCTCAATTCCTTTAAATCTATAATCCTTTGATACACTGTCGCGCTTGCTTAACAAATACTCGCCATTAGCACCTCTTACATCAATATAGACTTCGACCTTTGAACAGTTTTGATTACCCATATAAGCCGAAACCATATACCAGTGATTAGAGTTAATAGGGACATTTTGACCGATTCCGCATCGCGTATTTGGATTACCGGTTAATCTATTGTGCCACCGCAGAATATTCTCATTTCTTAGATACCCTCCTTTTCCCATGCCGTAGTCAGGGTCTTGAAAGCATAGTCTCTCACCTCTCTTATCTGGAGGTAGATTACTTTCAAACGCAACCCATCCATCTGGCACACCGTCCGTTGGATTGGCAAATATAGGGTTGTAGAATAAATTCCCACCAAGCCCAATCGCTAACTTGTCAGCAGTGATTTGACCTACTGCCATGTGTTCAGCACGCACAGCTCCAGCTTGTAACGCACCAGCTCCGATTGTATTTGCGCCAATTTGGTCAGCTTGCAAAGTGCCGACTAATTGGGTTGTCTTAATGCGAGCTCCGCTTGCATCAACGCCATTCTCAAGGTATTTACTACCGTTCCACGTGTAAAGTTTGCCGTCTGCAGTGTTGTAAACTTGTTTGTGACCTTGATACTCATCAACATTCAAGCCATTGACCGTTTTAATTAAGTCAAGATTGCGAGCTGGTAATGCAGTGTCGATTACTTCGTTTACGATGTTTTGAGAAAGTTTTTTATTTAAAACCTCTAACTCTGCATCAATATCAACCGAGCTTTCGCCACGAGTGCCAGTCAACTGGTTAAATGGACCGACATTTACACCTCGAGTATGTCTTAGCCAATAGTATCTAACCTGATTAGCTCCGACTTCGTGTGTGTAAACTCTGGAATTTACTTTAGTTAGCAATCTTGCGGTTTTTATATCGTCAGTTTCGCTAACGTAAATCTCTGTCGCTGTGGCATCATTAATCCAATCCCACTCGATTGTGATATTACCTAGCCCACCAGTAACCCTTACACCAGTTGGTGCTGGAGGTTTATCAATAACAAAGGTTTGCGTTCTTTCGCTTAATAACTCACCGCTCTCACTCTTAACTTGAATGACAATGGTGTACTCGCCATTCTCAAAATCATCAAAGCTAACATTAGGCGATGATTGACCTAGGCGAACATCGTATAAAGCACCGTCTTTGTAGATTTTGATGTCATATTTGACTAATCCGCTCCCACCTGTAATCTCGGTCGAGAAACTAACGCTGCCGTCTTGATTAACATTAACGTTAATATTACTAATCTGCGGAACACTAAGAATTGAAGTTGCTCTAGGTTCAAACTTCGCACCATTATCAACAATCGCCTCTTTCTGTGGTTCGTGCTGCAAGGCTGTAATGGTGTATTTACCTTTCTCTTCCTCTTTAACGGTTAAAGCCTTGAATAACTGACTTGTCACCTGTTGAGTAGATAGCGACCATACGCCATAAGCTTCCAATCCAGTAGGAGTTTGGTCTAAAGTAACTTCAGCGCCTTTCGCAGAGATAATCTTGATATCTTGATGTCTCGCATTTTGGTTAATGTAGCTAAAGTAACTATTGCCATTGACGGAAATTTCTCTATCTAAAGTAACTTTCTTGCCATTAATGGCTAAAACTCGGCCACCAATGTTTGTGCCAGCGTAATACGTATCAGCAACCTTAATAATGTCACCAGGTACGTGCATTAAACCCTCTGTGCCAACCGTGAATGTAACAGTTTTAGTCTCGAGTTTCTCCGTCTGCAATAACCACAATCCAGTGCGGTGTGCTTGCCCCCTAGAGGTGCAGCCAAAGGCAGTGATTTTCTTAACGTTTAAGCCATTTTTACGAATAGAATCATCATCTGAAACGTATTCAATCATTCTCTCGTAATAATTGTTTTTATCCACATACTCAACTTGGATTGCGTTGTGTCGTGCTTTCTTAGCAGAAAATGTGTAGTTAAATTCCCCACCCTCAACGTTTGCGTTTGTGTAAGTCCAAACGGGGTCATAAGGGCGGTCCATTACAACAGTTAATTGCTGACCGTTCCAAACTGGCATTGCTCGGAAGATGGAACAAATGTCATTAATCACATCATACGCAGAACGTTGCTCTGTCAGCCAAGCATTACAAGTAAATCTAGGCTCTTTACCACCAAAGCCATCTGGAACGAGTTGGTCACAATATTGAGCGACTTGGTATAAAGTCCATTTATCAGCACCGAACTCACCTAGTCGATTTCCTAACCCGTAACGCTTATTTGTAACAATGTCATACAACACCCAAGCCGGGTTATCCGTCCAGTCTATCTTAAATGTACCGTCCCAAACGCCAGAATATTGTCTTGTTCTTGGATTGTAGTTACTAGGGATTTTGACCTTAATCCCCATAATGTCGTAGGTTCGTGTCGGGAGGTTGCTGAAATACTCAGAGTCAAACTTAACCCCAACCAAAGCCGTATTTGGATAGGTGAATACTGTATCAATGACCTCTGTATAACTTGACCATAATGTATTATTTTGTAGCTTTTGCGAGCTACTATCCTCTGTTAATCGCTCAACCTTAATAGTAAATGGAACAGGCGGCAAATCACTAAATGTGTGCTGTTGGAGGTATTGGGAGCTATATTTACCAATAATGGTTACAGGGTAAGATTTACTCCCAATGGTAATAACTAGATTAACTTGTGAGCCGTTAATATCTCCGTTATCCTCCATTTTAGAAAGAGCTTGAACTCCAATAGTGAATCTCAATCTAGAGACTTTACTGTCTGTAATAGTCCTTGTTATAGGTAAGTTTCTGCGCACCTGTGCCGATACGGACACCTCTTTTTCGGACGCACTAAATCCACTAAGTACATCTTGGACTTGTCCACCAATTCGACCTTGTAATGACACATTTTTGAAGTTGAATGAACCGTTTTTGTTTTGAACTGGCGTATTATCTAAGTAAACAGACTTCATACCGTCCGCTAAACCAGCCACCTCACCCTCAGAAATAACTTCAACAATTTTAATTAATTGCTTACTTCTGCTCGTTTCCTTTGCCTCAACTGGTGTGTGTGTGCTACCTGCACCGCTTCCAATGTTGGCTTCAGGACTAAGTGCAGTGCCAGGGCTAGGACTGCCACCGCCTCTTCTGCTACCTTTACCCATTATCACCCACCCGCGCTGCTATCCAAGGATAAATCTTTCCATTCTTATCTCTGTATCTGTTTAAATCACCGATTCCAGTATTGCTATTACCAGTGTTAACAGTGTCGCTAGCGGTTAGTTTATTGGCATCTTCCGTGGTAGATACAGTTGGCTCTCTCTCGACATCCATAGTCTCAACACCTTGAGAGATTACAAGTGTCCCAGTTCTGATTAAGCCGTAAGCGAGAGGCATAGATTTACCTTGTGCCACCATATTTGATAGGTTTGAAAAGCTTGTTGATTGCTTTTTCTCTTTCTCTTCTTGTCTGCTTTTTATACTTTCTGGCTTAATTGCTCCAGTATGAGTTACGCCTCTCATTGTTGGCATTTTTGTGAGCATTTGAGCCACACCGCCAAGCAACATTGATGCACCCAATCCACCAATCATCATTGCGGAAGTTGTACCAAGAACACCAAGTCCAAGCGGCCCCAAAGCTAACGCACCCGCAACGATTGCCGCACCGGCAATCACCCTGCGCAATCCACCTCCTTTTGAGCCTTTTAGAGTTGGCGTGAAGTGGACGGTTGCATCGTCTTTTAGTTTTTGGCTTAATCCCTGCTCTAAATATCGACTATCTAAGTATTCTCGACCCACTCTCACAGTGAATAAGCCTTGCTGAATAAATTGTCTTAGTTTTGGAATTTGACTGGTTAGAGCGTGCACCACTTCGGCAGGTGTCTTGCAGTCTAGATTAAATTCAGATCCAAACTGTTTAAGGGTGCCGTAAAATCTAACGTTGACCATTCTCTGTATCTCCAAATGCTGTGCGTGTGTTTAAGCCAGTAACCATCATATAAATCTCGCTTAGATAAGCGTTTCGGTGCGTGATGTAATACCATCTGATCGCCCACATAAATCGCAGCGTGATTAGGTACATCAGAACCAACACTAATTAAAATTACATCGCCAATTTGCGGCTCGCTAACTTTCTCAAATCCGTGCTTTTCCATATTGTCTAAGTAGAGATTGAAACCATCTTCCCACCAGTAATCAGCACGTTCAAAATTAGGTAACTCACAACCCGATAAAGCATAAAAATCCCTAAACAGCGTGTAGCAATCCATTTCACCGTGTTTAAAATCTCGACCGATTAGGAATGGGATTTTTGGGAAAATATGGATTTCTTCATCGCAGACTAACCAGAAATCTAACTGGCTATATAGTTGTGTTTGTAAGTCTGATAGGGATAACTTTGGCTCACCTTGTGGGTGAGAGTGAACCAATGCCATAATCTCGCCTTTCTCTGATGCGTTGATGTAATCTTCCGGTGATATTTCAAAGTGGTTTTCTTTATCTTCCGCCACGTTTTCACAAGGTATAAAGACTTTTTCATCGCCTACTAAAACAACAAAACCACAGCTTTCCTGTGGTTCTTTTGATTTTGAGTATTTAATTATCTCGTTGTGTAGTTTTCCGTCCATCATCTACCCCAACTTATCAACGCTAACAAATCCGCCGTAGTTGTGCGTGTTATTTCGTAATTTACAGCCAGTCAATAAACCACTGCATTTATCCTTTTGTGGGTCGGTAGTCGGTTGGTCTTTTTCATCTGCCACCGCCTTACCCGTATAACCGCACTCAACACCACGATAAAGCCAGCTACAAGTCGATGTAATCATTCTTGCACCAATTAAAGCGTTATCTGTTTCTGACGGTAAAGCTAGAGTAAATTGAGCGATACTGCGATTAAGAGAGGATAACTGTTCAATAACAAAATAACTCAAGGCTTCTTGGCTTGGATCAGCTCGCTTGTTACCTCCCTCAAAGTTCACAGCATCAAGATAATGCATATAGACTAATCTTCGCCTAACAATACCCCCTAAGCACTGCTCAAAGCGATTACAGAGTGCAGTAACAAAGCCATCCACATTACCAATCGTTAATGTTGGTCGGTTGCTTGGCCCGTTGCCTGATAACTCAAATCCATCCGCTTTAACACCGAACGGCTGATAAGTCTTACCTTGCCATACGATAGGTTGTGATTTTTCGTTATAGCCAGCATAAAACCGATATAGCTCACCACTAATACCATCACTATCACGCAATGGTCTTAAATCAACCTCGAACAACTCAATCAAAGCGTTTTGCTCTAACTTGGCAAGGTCTAGTTTGAATTTATTGCTAATTGCTTGCGGCATTATTTACTCCAATAAAAAACCGCACATTAAAGTGCGGTCTAATTGATTAAAGTTTATTATTGATAGATAGATGTATCAAGTTGCTTAAATTTGCCATCTTTAAATTTATTGACATCATCAATTATGCGTTTCACATTTTTCACATCAAATGTCACGCTCTGGATTAAGCATGGTGCACTTTCAGGTGAGGTGAAACATACATCTAGCAAATTAGAATATTTATTTCCAGAGTGAAATGTATAAACGGAATACCCATTGACCGTTTTCACTCTAGCAATCTCTTTTGTAAACTGATCGCCTCGACTTTTAGCCTTGTTATCCCAATCGAGGAATTTATTTAAGGTTGCCAAATGCTCATTTACAGAACTGCTAGATATCGTATAATTGGCTTTCTCTCGATTACCAAACTTATCACTTTTATATGTTTCCACTTGATACACTAACGCCTGAGATCCGTCTGAAAAATCCAACAACATGGCAGTAGTTAGCATTGGAAGAAAATCAGATGCAACAGAGTTATAAACCGTTCCCTCAACTGGTGAATTTAACTTTGTCACCTTGTCCGCTGTTTGACAAGCGGTTAAAAGAAAGCCGCAGAAAAGCAGTGTGGTAATTTTTTTCATAATTGATTCCTTATTTAACAAACTAAAAATAGAGTTAAATTTTAACTCACTCATCCTTTTAAATTTGTGATAAGACTCTCAAATCAGTTAAAAACTTGCTGAAATTGTAATGAATATTCGACATAAGGGCCGTTATCAACTTTAGACCATTCCGAGCAGAGAATTAATATTCGCTCAGTTTTACCAGGCGGAATCCATTCAAACGATTTATAACCACCGTGTCGCGCAAGGAATGAATCAAGAGATCTAATCATCTCTTTTTCCCTACCCTTGTGATAGCGGATTGTGGCGGTAGTTGATAATGGCAAAGAGTTAATATCTTTTACTCTGCGTTGCTGATAACCATCGCCAAATTTGATAATGTCAACTTCTGGCTTGTAATCTAGATGCAATCCCCATTGGATTTTAAAATTAAATAGCTCTTTCATTCACTACCTCAACATTCCGCCACTTCTAGATTCATTTCTAAGTACGTCGTAAACTTGCGCCCTGGTTAATCTAGCAATCTTTTCGGCTAATGCCGGATCACTGTCGCCATCGCCAAAGTTATTTGTCTGGTTAATGACAACTGTCTTATTACTTGATCCACCTAAAGCCTTATTTAAGTTTGAATTGCTTGTAATCTGTCCGCTTGCACCTGGCGTGAATAACTCCGGACCTTTTTCACCGACAAGATACGTTCTTCCACCACCAACATAACCACCACTCGCACGGGCGCCAGAAATAGTGACGCTTTTAAGCTGATTTAGAACAGCAGCACCTTGACTAGCTACAGCCGCCATATTCGCAAATTTCTGCGCTGTCGTAACTGCTGTCGGATCGTTCATCGCTTTCATTACTGCTGCGTGTAAGTTGATTAGTGACTCGGCAATTTGGAATGACTTAGATATAGAGAAAAGCGTCCTATATGCAGCGGATTGCTTGCCACCTGCCACCTCGGCCAACCCAGCTAATCCATCAAATAATGATGCGGCAATGTTTAACTGCGTTGCCGCCGCTTGCATGTCTAAAGTTTCTTTGCGTTGTCTATATTGTTCTTCTATTAACGCCTTAGCCTCTTCAAACTGCTGAACGTTGATCAACTGCTGTTCATAAAGCTCTTGAGCCTTAACAAGCTGATCTTCTCTTGTTATTTCATTCTGCACATACTGATCATTTCCAGAGCCGCGAATATCATTAAAAAAGGACCGCACTTTATCAGCTCTATCTTTATCTTCCTTAATCTCTTTCGCTTTCTGTTTTTCTAATGCCTGATCGTATGCTTGAGCCTCTAGTTCAAGATAATGCTTTCTCAACTCTAGCGCGCTGCTAAAATTTCGCTCTTTGGCATCTTTCTCGGATATAGCCATTCCATTGATTTTGGCTATACGTTGTTGATGCTGTAGCTCTAACTTCTGCATCTCATTTGCGTATTGCATATCCAGAGAGGCAACATCGCTTGTTCTACGACTAGATCCGCGACTTGACTTAATCGCCGCTTTCTTGCTCTCGCCTTTGCTTACCTTGGCGATTTGCTCATTGTAGTTTTGTTCAAGTTTATTAAGCTCGGCATTTCTTAACTGATCAATCGTTTCAAAGCCGCGTTTTTTAATCTCAACTTCGCTCAATACAAGATTTTGGATGGCTTTCTTGTCTTTCTCGTGTTGCTCAGTTAGTTTCTGTTGTCGAGATTTTAGCTTATCTTCAATCTTTTCAAGTTGAGCTTTGCCGGCATTCTCTTTTTCTTCTTGCTCAGCTTTCTTGCGTTTTGATTCAGCGGCATCAGCCTCTGCCTTTTGTTTATCCTGTTCTTCTTTTAGTTTTGCTCTAGCCTTATCTAAGTTAGCTTGCTGTTGGTCCATTTGCTCACGCATTGCAGCTAAAACTTCATCGCTACCATCAAAAGCGCCTGACTCAAACTGTTGCTCTAATGATTTCTTAGATTTTTCAAGAATGGAAATTTCATTTTCAAGGTTTTTAACATGCGTTGCGGTATCTACGCCTCTCATAGTCTTGGTTAATCCAACGAAAGCTTCTGAAAGGCTATCAACAGCACTTTTAAAGAATTTTGTAATACCTGTGGTTTCGGCAAACTGTTCTTTTAATTCATCCGTTACTTGTCCAAGCGTATCAAGAGAGCCTGATAATGTTCCACTTGCAGCAGATTCACCAGTGCCACCTACGCGATCTTGCAACGCCTTAAATATAATTTCCTGCGCCTTAGCCTTATCACCAGTTTCGACAAATGAATTGATTAAATTTTGCTGTTCAGATGTAAGCTCAATACCTTTTCTTTTTAGGATAGATATTGCCTCAGCTGGACTTTCTAAAGCTCGACCAAGATTTCTAGCCTCGCTTGAAATATCAGTGCCAAATGTCTCAGCTAAATCTTGTGATAGTTTAATCGCCTCTTTAAATGATTCGCCAGTAACGCTTTTAAATGTCATCATTACCGACATCGCTTGTCGCACACCATCTGTGCTAGCGAGTGTATTCATAGCGACAGATCGGGCAAATTTATCCATCTCAGAAGAAGAAAAACCAACAGCCGATCCAGTTGCTCTTAGTTGAGCCTCTGTTCTTGCCATATACCGCTCTGTTTCTTCAAAAATCTTTACGCCATCACCTAAAGAGCCAACAAAAGAAACAACTGCACCAGTGGCTGCGATAGCTGCAGTAGCAATGCCGCCAATAGCTATCTTAGTTAAATTAAGCCCATTGAGAGATCTTCTAGCTTTGTTAATTTCTTCGGTAAACTTAGCTGTTTCTGCCTCAAGCTTTATTTTTATGTCGCTAATCTGAACCAATTCTCAATACCCCCGAATTCGCGGCAGATGCCTCCATCATTTCCTCGTCCGTCATTTCTCTTTCCGGTTCGTCAGAATTAAAGATAGAAAAATCTCTAGCCGTTACAACCTGTTTAGCGGCAGCGCAGTTATAGACCGAACTTGTCATTATTCCGTAACCATAATCAAGCATTTCAAGCGTGAATGGTCGTTTTCCGAAATATTTGTACCAAGAAAAATACTCCGCAAGAGACATCTCACGGAGCATTCTTCTATAATCCGCACGTTTAAATTCGTGCGCTAGTTTCAAAACAAAATCAAGTTCGGCCTCTAGGCGTTTTTTTCTTCACCGTCCGCACTGTCCGCCTGCTCTGCTTCTTCCTGATCCACTGTTTTAGGGAAGTTGCACACATTTTGAACAGCATCAAGAACGAGATAGAAGTCGTTATTTGTGAGCGTTGTTAAAACTTCATTTTGTAGCTCGTCAATAGTTTTATCTGTTTGTGTATGCGACAACGAGTAAGCAATTAATCGCGCATGTGCTAACAAGTTATTTCTTGTCATTTTATTAAGTTTTGCATTAATCTCTTTCTCTGAATCTTCCGCTTTAATTGGTTCAGGTTTTTCGAGCGAATTCATGTACTCGACATATTCAAGATAATCTAAAGCAGACAGTGCGGATAACAGAAGAACTTGCCCATTAACTTCAAACTTGATTTGTTTTAACATGATTAATCACCTGCCTGATTTGTTTCAGCTAATAATGGTTTGCCAACATTAGTTAGCTTGATTGTGCGTGTCATTGTTTCATTTTGCGGAACAGCTTTACCCAAAGAAGATACCCAAGCGAAATACACATCTCGAGTACCATTTGGATATACAACCAAGTAGAATTTTTTTGTGCCATTATCAAAATCTTTGACAATAGCTTGCTGAGCTGTATCACCAGGCAACCATGCAAGAGTGATAGATGTTTCACCTGCTGACTTAGCACCTTGGCTTGTTGATTTCCATTCTGCGTTTGGATCGTCTAAGTAGTTATCTTCATAGCTTTCCGCAGTAACTTCACCAGGCGATAACTCTTTAATTTTTGCAATACGCTCCCAGTTTTCGGCTTTTTTAATTTCTGCCGCTGAAATTGTTCCACCTTGAATAGCAGTGGTTTCTTTCTCATCTTTTAAACGAAAAAACTGCGTACCCGCGCCTTTCATTGGTGTCGTGTCTTTTTTAGCCATTATTGACCTCATAAGTAATATTGTATTGGATATCGGCAGCGATCCACGTTGCCATTTGCTCGTCCTGATCGTAATCAAAAGACGAGAACGAAGTTGTTTCAGTTAGGCTTGATAATGATTCTTCAACAATACCGCTTTCATAGATTTCTTGAGCAAGTTTATCCAAGTCATCTTCTCTCGATGCCGAACGCATGAATGCCGCAACGTGTAGTGTCGCCTGTAATGTTCCGTCTAAATAACCAGTTGGCGTAACATTGCTAATGAATACCGCCACTGTTGGGCTCTGCGTCTCAATATCGGTGAATGATGGTTTGCCATTACTAAACTCCTTAACCTTTGGTAAATACGGCTTTAAAGCATTAATAACAGCCTTCCTGATTTCTGAATGAATTTTCATTTTTTAAGTACTATCTGCATCTGCCTAATTAATTGATCTCTCAATTCAATTGGCATTTCATTTTCATACGCTCGTTTAACCTCTGCGTAGAATGCCTCTGTAAGTGGAATTTTTAACGGAATTTTGACTACATCGATTGGATAACGGTCTTTTCCTTGTCGTTGCATTACTTGCGTTCTTCCGTTTTGTAGCTTTTGAATAAATGCTCTTTGAAAAAAACGATTTCCGACTTTTAGTTGACCTTTATTTTCGCCTCTTCGAATAAATCTCCCATCACCTTTAACTAACCGGATAACAGGTAAATTTCCTCGATTAACCTTGATAAAAGCACTTAATCTATTTGATTTAGCTCGTTCTAGCCTTACTCGACCTTTAATAAAGCGCTTAGGCACATCCACTCTCTTGGATGTATCTATTACAGCTCTCACTATAACTTTTGCGGCAATATTATTAATTGTCCGCGCCATCGCCTGTGGAACTGCTTTTTTATCAATGTCGGTTAATGCTTTCTTGGCTTTCTCGATGTCGTCATTAATTGCCATCAGTAACTCGCATCCTCTTCCAGTTGTAGAATTATCGTCCCAGAATTAAAACTAAAGCCACTGACGATATACTCAATGTTATTTATCGTTACGCGATCATTTTTCTTGGGTTTGTACCCGGAAGATTTAAATAGTGTAAGCGTGCGATAAATGCCATTAATTGGCTCAAACTCTTTTGGGGCTTCCTCTAAAACCGCTTTGTATTTCTTACCATTGATGATGTAGACGGACATCATCACATCCGATATAACTTTGTCCGCCTGCGAGATTGCTACATCAAACGGACTAGGCGTTAATCTTGACATCTACAGTTTCCACAGATGTACCGCTTGCGCGCCACGCAACACCTAAGCGTTTGTTACTGCCTGCGGTAGTTGTTGCACCATCTGCTGACCAGTAAACAACTGCGCCTTGTTTAATGTCATCGGCCGCTTTTGCTTTAACGGTAAACACACCAGTAGTTAAGCCAACGCCTACACCATTTTGAGCAACATCACTTTCTGCAACAACTGCAAGATTTTCGATCATTGCAACATCACCGCTCTTCATGGCAGCGGTCGCGGTAAAGCGTACTGTATTGCCGTCTTGTACATAATTTTTAGCCATATTCAATTAATCCTATGATTTATTTAATAAAAAACCGCGCTTTATTTAAAAGCACGGTCACTATTTAATAGGTTCTAAGTTACTTATTTGTAACTTTAACAATGCCGCGATAGTCGATCACGTTCACGCCTGCATCGATGCGAACTTTAGTAGCTACACCATCAACGGTAAAACCTTGTTGTTGCTCGATGTATGGTGTATCAATGCCGTCAAGATATGAAACCTCAATAGCCTCTTTATTGATCAAGTACCATTCTTTCGGATTTGCAATTTGTAAACGAGCAGATTTAATTGGATCTACAACACCTTGCAATGGATTGATGATTCCTGAGTTAATATCCGCACCCTCTACGCTTGTAGAGCCTAATAATTGTTTAGCACGAGTATATAAAGAAGTTGGAGCTAACAAGAATTCAGGCTCGATAGCTAAAGGCTGACCACTTGCATCAACGAAACCATTCATCATTTGAATAGCTTTATCAATGTTTGTAATGTCTAGTGCCGCGTTGTTGAATGCGTTGTTGTGTGACGCATCAAATAATTTTTTGCCGTCTTGAGCAATAGCATTACCGGTTAAAAGTGCGAACACTAATTTAGCAATGGTTGCTTTTGCAGCTTGCCCCATTTTCTCAGGGATTTTAGTCAAGAGGTGCATATCATCGTTCAAGATAGCTTGACGAGTGATTGAGAATAATTGACCGTATGTTGCAAGCGCTACATTCGCACCCTCATCACCAATCTTACCGTAACTGTATTCTTCACCTTCGCCAACTTCAGGAAGATAACTAAAACCACCAAGACCAACTCGTTTAGTTGCGCGGAAATCGGTTAGAGTGCCGCGAGTAGTGAATTTCTCATAATCTTCTACCGCACTTTCCCATCCTTTTAATAAGGATTTGTGTGCCACATCAATTAAGATTTGACCGAAGTCTGAGCTTGAGTGCGTGAACGCTAATCCAACGATACCCATTGCATTTTGACCTGCAACACTAACACCACGATCTGCAAGTGATGCGCGTGCTAACTCTCGCAAGCTCATACCGCTATATGCGTTAGCTTTTGTGTTTGATTGATCCTTATCAATACCTGCACGTGCTAACAATGATTGTTTAACACTATCGCCAACAATATTACCATTACCAGCGTATGCGGTAGGCGAGGCGCTTGGTGTGGTGTTCGCACCAAGTTTTGCTAACAATTTGTCTTTTGCTTGCTCTGCGGTAATTGATAAATCACCTAAGCACTCTACTAACAAATCGCTATGAGCTGAGCCAAACGGAGCAAATACGGCTTTAATATCCGCATTGCGTTTATTTAAATCAGCTTGCACTTGCGCAGTATTATCTACTGTCACAGTTTGAGTTTGATTTACTGGCGCTGATTGTTCAGTTGGTGTTGCTTGTGGTGCTGGATTTGAGCCAGCGTTGCCTTGTGGCTTAAACAACATATCTTTCATTGCTTTTGGCATATTTTCAAAGTCCTCTAGTTTTCGTGATTTAATAGACGCCATCGCCACAAGTGGTTCGGCTAATTTGTCGGCAAATCCTTGTTCAACGCATTCTTTACCATTGAGCCAAGTTTCTGCTGATAGCATTTCTGCTAATTCTTCTGGTGTTTTCCCTGTTTTGTTTGCGTAAGCAGGGATTAACGTATTTTCGACCTTGTCTAATAGGTCGGCATATTTGCGCATATCCTCTGCATCGCCACCTTGGATTCCCCAAGGTTTATGGATCATCATCATTGCGTTTTCAGGCATGATTACCTCATTGCCAGCCATCGCAATAACGCTCGCCATACTTGCCGCCAAGCCGTCAATGTAAACTGTCACATTTGCCGGGTGATTTTTTAGCAAGTTGTAAATTGCGATGCCGTCGAAAACATCGCCACCTGGTGAGTGGATGTGTAGGTTAATCTGCTTGAGATTGTTTCCGCAGTCTTTTAAGTCCTGCGCAAAGCTCGCCGCAGATACGCCCCAAAATCCGATCTCATCATAAATTGAGATCTCTGCCGTATCGTTGGCTTTGGCTTTGATTGAATACCAAGACTGGTTATTCGTCTTTGTCGCGCTCGTTGCCATCGCCACTGGAGACAGAATCATTTTTTGTTTTGTCATTTGTCGTACCTGTGTTAGTTAAATCTGTGTCAAACTTGAGACCAAATTTTCGGTTTTCCTCAACCTCAACTCTTCGTCTGCGTTTCACTTCTGCTGGATTGCTACCGCTTGCTCGCACCGCTTGACTTTCTGTTGCCAACCCGCCTTTAATGCGCTCTTTCCAGGCTTGCGCCTCTTTGGTTGGATCAATCCATGGCATCACTGGGCCACTGTAAACGGCGTTATAAAGTGACTCTGGATCAATATCGACTGGCACCTCAATTTCACCGCTAACAATCGCCATTTTTAGCCATTCTCGGTAAATTGGGCGAGAGATGTGCGCAACAAAAGTATCTTGTAAAACTGCGTACCCCTCAAAGCTCTCCACCAACTCTTGGCGCTGGCTTGAGTAAGTGCCGTTATAGTCTCTAGCAATGCTTGAGTAACTGGAGCGAGTTCCCGCCGCTGTTGCTCTTAACTGACCATTTCTAAATGTTTCGAGATTTACATTCGGACGGTTCGAGTTGATCAGCCCAATATCTTCACCAGGCTTAAGATCGTCAATGATGGCGCCAGGTGCAATTTCAAAATCACGCTCAGGACTATCCGTGCCGTACTCATCATTGTCACCGTAAAGAGAGGAATCCCCTTTTTTGATGTACATCGTAAATGCGGCGGCAATTCGTGCAGCCACACGCTCGCTTTCCTCGTAGTCTTTAAGGTCAGCAAGTCGGATAATTACACCGTGCAACATAGATATGCCACGCAACTGGTGCAGGCGCTTTTTAAATGCAAGGTGCAACATATTTTCCGCTGGCACTGATTTAACTCGCCCATAAGTGCGGTTGTTTTCCTGTGGGTTATCCATGTAAACACGGTAAGACACAGGGCGTCGCCAAGCGTTAATCTCTATGCCTTGGATTACATTAGCTGTATCTGATTGCCACATCGGCACAAAATCAGGCTCTAACGCCTCAAGGCTAAAGGCAATGCCAGTGCTATGATTCAACCCAGCCACCGCACCACGCACGAGTTGGATAAATACTTCCCCGTCTCGCAACCAAGTTCTTAAAAGTATCCGCTCCAGTTCTGGGCGCGTGAATTGTCCTGTGACTTCTGGTCGCACAGACCATTCCGCCCACTTTTTACGGATTTGCTCTGCCAAATCTTCATCGACATCACCACTTAATTTAAGTGGCTGAGGTTCGATATGGATTCCTCGCGAGCCAATGACGCGCTCTTCCATCTTATCCAGGATTCCGATCACAATGTCGTGATTCTGGTCTAACGCTCGTGCCTGTTCTCGCAAACTTACCGCACTTTGTTTTGTTGATGCGTTCGCACCTTGACTTTCTCGTTTTGCTTTATGTGTACGGCTTGGCATTGCTGCCTCGTATGCATTCATTACATATCGGCTTTTTGCTCGCTGCGCGCCCCATTTAGGCGAGATTGCGGCAATCGCTTTATCTAGTATTCCCATTGTTTAAAATCTCGCGTATTTGATTCTATGGCGTTTAACGCGCTGTCTTGTTTCCGCTAACAGCTCATTAAGCATTTGTTGATAGCGGTCACGTTGTTTTGTCCATTCGGACACTTGGTAAGATACGGAACGTCCATTAAAGCTAACTTGGCTTTGTGCGTTTTCGATCTTTTCATCAAGCGTTCGTATTTTTTCTTCGAGTTCTTCTCTGTCGTAGATAGCCATTTTTGCCCCAATAAAAAACCGCACTTTTTTACGATGCGGTTAGTTAAGTAGTGGTAATTCAATTTGCAATTTATCTTCAAAGATTTTTAGAGTTGCTTCAAGTAACGGTTTTTTACCTTTCCATTCGTTCAGCGCTTTGCCACAAACGCTTGCTAATTGTTTTTCGGCTTTATGTTCGCCCAAAGCTTGGTAATATTGCTCAAGCAATGTCATATTGCCAGATAACAATTGATCTTGCATAAAATTAAATGCTTTGATGTAAGCAATCTTAATTGCCATTGCTTTTTTAGTTTTATACCCCATAACCAACAACATAAAACCGTCTTTTGTCATCTCAAACATTGGGCGCTTTTCGCCTTTTTTATCTATGTATTCAACCAAACCAAAATTGGTTCGGTTAAATTCGTCATCACCAGATTCTAAAATTTCACGGATATCACGTATAACATGGTAATGATACTTGCCAAAAACTTTTGCTACAGTTTCTGATGTGGTAATAGTTTTATAGCCTTTATTTTGTACAAACTGTTTAAAATTTTCGGGATTTGCTAATTGCATTTTCTGTCTCCAAATTTAGATAATAAAAAGCCCCAACTATCTCTAGTCAGGGCTTGAGTTATTACCGCAACATATCCACCTTTTCATAGGCTCGGTATCTACCGATTTAAGGTTGTCTAGGAGTTAAAGCCAACCACTTTTTTTACTTCCGCCACCGTTTAGCCAATTACTTTTTGTTTTGACTTTCGGTTGCGGTTTAACTTGTTCAATTTCTACCGCACTTTCTGTTTCCATTTCCGGCGCGGCCGTCTCTTTTCGGATTACGTTAGGATTTGAGCCTGGTAGTCTTGCCCAGTGTGGAACGCTATCCTCATCGCCCCACTTAATACGTTCATAGCCTCTCAAAATGGCAATAGCGTGGGCATAGCAAAATAAGTCAAACGCCTCATTATTGCCTTTACCAGGTTTGCGCCACTTGCCGTCTTGTCCTCGCTCCTCGTAGGTCAGTTCATCAAAAAACCATTCCCCAATCCACGATGGGAAATGGATATAATTAGCCCCGACAGTCTCACGACTTAATGCGTTACTAATGCGATCTTTGAGTTGATCTGTTTGGAGTAAATACAACGGCACATCACCGCGTGCCTTAGCATGACGATCTGAGCGTGATGTGTTGTCAGGATAAGTGCGCGTAATAAGTTTTTGACGTTTGGTACTATCACCTTTGACGAGATAAACGCGCTTAGATAATCCATCGCGTTTACATTTACGCCAAAACTTATAGGCATTGTCTGTTACACCATCCTCACCGCCGCTATCCACCGCCATTGCAAGGATTGGCATAAATCCGCCCTCTAGGCCCTCAATGCGATATTGCTTATTGAGTACATCGCTAATAAGTAAATCCCAGTCCTCAGGGTAGGCGGACGGATCAATTGGCAGACTTTCCCCATCTGAATTGCTCCGCATTGATGATTTAATGTTGTATCTATCAATGAGCCATCGTTCGCTGTTTTCGCCATAGCCAACAATTTGGACTACAAAGCGACGGTTCCGCCCACCCTGTACGTCAACCGCAGCCAATAAAAAACGGCACCCATAAGGCACCGTTCTTTTTTCGGTTTCTTCACGCCGCTCCATTAGCTCGTCAGATCGGCGCTGCTCAAGTGCTGAGCGTGGTAAATAAGGTAATCCCCAGTCGGTATTCGTCACCGCTTTTAATGTTTCCTCACTGCCGGTCATCTCAAATTCATGCTCAGCGGTGAGCAATTTATAAGTTAATTGCGCCCATGTTTGATAAGCGGCTGCAGGGCCTTCTAGCCAAAATGATGCGATACGAGAGTTTCTGCCCTCACCATGTATCACTCCATCTTTATCTATCGTTTGCCCCTCTTTCAGCCATTTACCGCCAATGTTTAATGCGCGTTTTTTATCAGGCTCAATTAGAGTTTGACAGTGTGGGCATTGCAGCCGAGCTTTTTCCGATGCTTTGACATAATCGGTATCATCACGATACCCGACCATGTTAGCCATTGATGGTTCAAACCATTCGGAGCAACTAGGGCATTGCCAATAAAATCTACGTCTATCACCGCGATTATATAAAGATAAAATCCCAGTCGTTGGCGGTGCCTCGTGAGTGGTTTTAGGATGATGTTTTAGATCGACAATATCTTTGCCTGGCGAACTCTCTACAAGTGTCATGCCTGCACTCATAAATGTAGTTGTACGCTTAGAGGCTAAACTAAATCCATCACCCTCGCCGTCCACATCATCTGGCCAGCGGTCGTAGTCAGTTAATGCAACGTATTTGTAGTCAGACGATGACAATACATTAATTGACGGCCAACCAATCTTTAACAGGTTGCCCGCTCTAAAGTATTTATCGTGGACGTTGTTATCGTTTTTTCGTGGGCTTAATCTTTTCGCAATCTCAGGTGAGCATCTAAAAGTGCGGTCTAAACGTTTGCGGCTATGCTCGCTCGCCTTTTCTTGTGTTAGTTGTACAAGTAAAAAATCAGACGGATCGCAAATAATCGCATAAGTAATCCAGCCATCAATCAATCCAACTGTTTTACCAGTACGCGCTGGACCAACAAAAACAACTGCATCATATTCCCGTGAGTTAAGACAATTCATCGGCTCAAGTATATAAGGCGCAGTATTTTCATCCCATTTAACAGAGTTTCCACCACCAACAGGCACGCGCATATACTCTGCGACAGCCTCAGATACTTTCATTCGGCGAGGCGGTTTAAGTAGATTTGCAATATCTCGTCTAATATCTTTAGCTGATGCAAACATTATTACTCCTCTGACTTGCCATCACCAGTCTGTATGTGTGATGACATTTGCGATTTAACATCATCAATTACCTGTATTACACGGGTTAATTGTGACGGAGTTAATCCACAATCACGCTCTAAAATATCCGGCAATGTATCAAGTGACTGCACTACTGCTTTTGCCAAAAAGCTCATTTCTTGAGCGACTTCAAATGATGGTACCAGCTCCCCAGTGTCTCGCTCATATTTAAGTCTTTCGTTTTCCGCTTGCCAAAATGCTCGTCTCTCAACAGGCGATAAGCTATCAACATCTGCTGTCATTTTTTCGGCAAGCCCGATTTTAATTAAATCAGATATCGAGTAGAGCTTTAATTTGGAGTTACTACCAATAGCAGGAGTAAGCCCTGCCACCCGTTGTGATACGGTTTGACGGTGCATTCCGACTAGTTCGGCTATCTGATTTATATTGAGTTTTAAGTCAAATAAATTTTCCATGCCAAACCTACCAAAAATCCAAAAACCTTAAAAAGATGATGATGCCTAAGATGTCAAAAAACTGTCGAAAACCGCGCGCCCGAAACCCCGTGGAAAGGGGTACCCCCCTCGGGAGTACCTTTTAATTTTTAAAATCAATTAGTTAAAATAAAAAAGACCGCGCTTTGTTTGACGGTCTTTATTTTGGTTTATTATTACTTTGAGCGCAGCTCTTTAATACCAATATTAATATCTTCTATTGACTTAACAACTCTGCCAACACTGAAATTCTTGTTCACTTCGATGGATAACCATTTAAGATTGATGAGTGAGGCATTAGCCTGTTTATTAGTGAGCGATTTATTATCTTTCATTAGCACCCCTGTGAATATGTTCGTTTGTGAAATATTACTATCACTGGAAAATAATTCAAGCTCGCTCTATTTATTTCCCTTTGTAGACTCAACCCACTTGTTAATGTTTGTGATTTGACTGGCACACATATCTCGCTCGGCTTTCACAGTGATTAAATGCTCTACTGCTTCACCGTATGTGTTGCCTGTGAATGGAGTTTTAACACATGGCACTAAGAAAGCCTGTGGCGGATAAATGTATTCCGTCTTTGTTGTTACCTTACTAGTGCAACCGCTCAATAGCGTCATCGTTAATACGAGTGCTATAGCAAGGTTGTGTTTTAATAATCTTTCTAACGACTTGAATTTTGTCTTGGCTTGCTTGTTTGATTTCATCGTGGATTACTCTCTGTTGTTCTACAGCTTGGCGTTCTATCTCAATCGTATCTTTCAATGATTGATTAACCTGTTCTTGTTCTGCGATAAGGTTAGCCTGTGTTTGGTTTTTGGCTTTTAAGTCATTTATCGTTCCGTGTTGAAACCAAATCCAACCGCACAGGCTAACTGCTACCGCTAGAAAAATCAGTGTTAGTTTATTAACCATTCCAACCTTCCATCATATTAATCCACCATTAACGCACGGAATAATCTGCAACGGTCATCTAATCCGTTTGTGCCACCGTTAATTCGAATTGTTACATTTTGAACGGAATCAAGTGTTGCAAGCTCGTTAAATATCCAGTACCACACTGCGGCCATTACAGCTAAATCTAAATTGCTTGATACTTCTTTAGGACTGATTGTTTCACCTAACCAGCGAGCGAATCGGATGTAGTTATCTTTACCAGTGATTTGAATTAAACCACGACCACGATAATTCCAACCGTCCATTGTTTCTTCTGAACCATTGCCCATTCGATTGGCATACACTCGGCTTGCAATCTTCTCTGGCTTACGTTCATACTGTCGAGCAATGTTAGGATTAGGGAAATACTTACGGAAAACGTTCATTAATCCGTCAGCAGAATAATTAAGGTTTTCACTTAATGTTGTGAACCCTGCTGTTTCGTGTCCGCATTGAGCTAAGAACATCGCTTGCTGCTGCTTATTAAAGCAACCAGCTAACTCAATGTGTTTATCAATCGCTTGATACATTCCATCAATCGCTCTTGGGAAAACTCTATTGAATACCGTTTCGGAAATTAACATTTTATCGTCCTCTACCCTTGCCATTGTTTCGACCTTTGTCGTCACGGTCGACCTTATCTTTCTCAAAGCCTAGCGATTGATATTCACTGTGAGCGTCTTGCTCGATTTCGTGTTCATAATCACTCACTAGGTTTTTAATTTGTGTAATCCGACTGTTACAAATCTTTAATTGGTCTGTTACCTTTACAGCGTAAACAGCAACATCAGAAGATTTTTCACCATTTAATGTTGGTTTAGGACAAGTCACTAAAAGATTGTCTGGAATGGTTACTCGGATAATCTTAATCTTCTCAACCGGCTTACTCGGATTTAAGCAGCCTGTCGATAACAGCACGACTAACACCATCGCTACGAACACATTTACTTGAAAGAACAATCTTACTAATCCCATCCAGCTTATCTTCATTTCGCTTACGCTCCTTTGCTTGTTCTTTAAGCAAGAATTCGATTCTGTCATTTCTATCACTTACCACATCCCGAAGAGCATCAATCCGTTTCGTTCGCTCCTCTGCTAACTGTACTGTTTGGTCGTACTTATCCTGCAACAGCTCCAAACTCTTGTTCTGGCTATAAATCTGCACCGACAAACCTATACAGCCTGCGAATAAGAAACAGGCAAATACTCTATCGAGTGCAATTCCTAATCTTGCGGCTCTTTCTCTACCCATTCCATTTTCCTCTTGGTCTCATATCATCATCTTGGTTTTCCGTGCCATCGATTAAAATATCTTCCTCGTTGTCATTAGTTGGAATTTCGTCATCGTAACGAATTGAGCGTTTTCTGCTTGTTTCTCTTTCGATGTCTTTCATTGAGTAGTTAGGATTTAGGTCATCAACCGAACCACCGATTTGACGGAAGAAAACTCTAAGCAAACCCCATAAAGCAGGGACTCCAAAATACCCAAACGCTCCAGCGATTGAGATAATCATTAAAGTGTCGATACTTTGAGACATTAAGAAAAACGCTACAACCATTCCACTGAAAGCCCCCACTAGAAAGCTAGAGACTACGGAAGATACTTTTACAGGCGAGCCTGCTGATTGTGTTGCGGTGATATACTTAACCACACCGCCTAAACCTGAAAATGCGAGAGAAATAACCGTTGCTATGATGTCAATGCCATTGTTAGGCGATCCGTTATCTTGCATTGGTTACTCATAAATTTCGTGCAATAAAAAACCCCGACCGTTTCCGATCAGGGTGTTGTTGAATTTATTTCGGTGTTCGATACTTACACTACGACCACCGTATATGAATATGATAGGACAAGTTGACAAGTATGTCAATATATAAATCGAATTTTTTTAATATTTTTTCTTTTCTCGCTCTCTATTGCTAATTTAACTTCAATCTTGATTAGAATGTCGTAGATAATCGCTTTCATTAAGGCTAAATCTTTTTCCACTCTACGCTTACAGGTTTTTAGGCAAGGAATTCTAATGTCTCGTTTACCATTGCAAGGCTGCATATATTGAGGTTCTTCACGCTCTCTTAACTTCACTGCAATCTTGTTTGATGTTGATTTGTGAACGTAATACGAGAAAAGAATAAAATGCATCCGCTCATCGTATTTCTTGAAGAACATTTCAATCTGTTCACTAATCATCATTCCTAACTCATCATCGCAAATTGCACTGCTTGGCTCATCTCTAGGCTCTACGCTTTTCATAAGCTTATAGAGAATGTTTAGCTCTGGTTTATCCAATCTTCCGCTGTTAATCCAGCCACCCCAAGAATACATTCTGTTATCAACGAATTGCACTTGGTCATAATCTAGTTCTGGTAGTTCGCTGAATTTATTCATTCTCTAGTTCCTTAATTTTCGCTCTGTAAACATTGATTAATTCTTTAAGCTCGGATATTTCCCATTTCTTAATTCGATGTTGATTTTCTTCTAACCACTGAACTTCTTGTTCGCCAATCTTCTCAACTAGTCTTGGTCTATATCCGTGTATATTTCCGCCGCCTACAAAGAGATTGCATCTAATACAGCCAGAATGAATGTTTCTCTCGTCAAATCTTAGGAATGAACTTCTGCCTTGTGGAATAAAGTGTGAGGCTTGAAAACTAGGTTTCCATACTGCACCGCAAGCAATACAAGGCTGACCCTTGTCTCTTAATCGGATAAACTTATTCACTTCTTTTTGGAGTGCTTTCAGCCAATGACCTCTATCGTTTTCTAGTAGTTTTTTCTTCCGCTCTTTTAATTGAGCTTTTTCTGCTTTCTCTCGTTTCTTTTTTGCTTGCTCTTTTGAAAGAATAATCGCACATTTAGGAGAGCAGACTTTCTGTGTCGAGCCGATAGTTTTCACAAAGTAGTTACCGCATACTTTGCATTTGTGTTCCTTAGGCTTACTCATATCACCACCATTTACCGGTAAGAAGAATCACAATCACACAAACGCAAGCGTATCCAATAATCAAAATCTTTAACTCTTTATCACTCATCATCAGCTCCACAGATGAAACAAATAATTACGGCGGTTACTGCAAATAAAACAATCGCCAAGGCTATTTCTTCTCTCATACCAATCACCAGAAAAACGCATATAATTGATTTAAAATGTTTTCATCCTTTGTGTCGTTGAAAACGTACTTTATGGCAGCGTTAATCACCGCACTTAAACATTCGCCACGCTCTATATCGTCCATTTCATCCCATTTAAGGCTTTGTGCCTCTTTGTGTATTTCCCCTGTGTCAAAATTGATAAACTCATCAAAAAAACCGGCTAATATAGTTAAACGCTTTCTAAAATGATTAAATTGTTTAGCCTCGTCTGCACAAGCCATTTCTGTGTTATCTGCCGCATAGTGATCGAAACAAAATTTAAAGAACGCAAACAGTTTTCTGTGTAGTTTTGGATTGTTTCTTTTCTTAAGTTGAATTTCATACAACCCACCATTTTCAAGCTTTTTTAGCTTATCTAGGTACATATCATCAGCGGGACAAAACACCCCGCCAGCGTTTTTAATCATCGGGATAATCATTCATATCCACCGCACTTTTTAACAAAATCAAGACTTACTGAACGCATTACAAAATCTTGCATTGTCGGATCAAACACAATAACCATTTGCCCTTTGTTGTTACCTTTGATTTCCTTGCCTGTTACTGGATGAATAAATGCGATTCGTCCACCTGTAATATCAATCACCTCATTTGCCACGTTGTGAATATTGTTTTGATACCACTGCGTTGATTTATCGTTATTGAGCAGCATAACAACGGTATGCCCTGAATCTCTTAACTCTTTAGCTCTAACAATAAACGGAGTTACATTTGAATAAGGCGGATTGACATATATTGCAGCCTTTCCAAATGCGATTGATTCAAGCTGGTTGATATTGAAGTCTAAAAAATCCTCAAAAATTCCACCTTTTCCAATGTAGAAAGTGGATAAATTGTTTTCATAGTTAGCGCATCCATCAACAACAAAGCTAAAACGAGAATCTAGCCAATTAAAAAAATATTCAGGCGTGCGCCATGTGTCTTTATCAAATTTTTGTTCTGTCATTTACGCAATCCCCATAATCTCTTTAATCTTTGCCACACCGTTTTTTGATACTTCTGGAGGAATAACTTTAGGCTTTTGCTCTAGCAGTTCTGGAATTTGTGGAAATTCAAAGCCAGTGCGAGCTTTATCAACTACTTCGGCAAGGATTTTTTGCATAGCCTTTTGGCAATCTTCCCATTTCTTTTTCCCGTAACCGTCATAAATGGTTTTGAGTAGGTAATACTCTGCTCTCGAACGGAATTTGAAGTTATGAGGCTCTTTTGCGTAACCAAAGTATTTTTGGAGTCTTGACTCTAATTCCTCTAATGTCGGCAATCCTAATTCGTGGTTGTCGTAGTTGTTACACCAAGAAATAAACTCGCCTACACTTGGCAAATATCCGTTTGTTTTCGCTCTTGCAGCAGCCATTCCACGTTTAACTTGATCGAATGTTTTAACCCCATTCTCAGCAAACCCAAGAATCCATTGTTGTTTTAGAATTTTTAATTGCTCTGGTTGAACAGACAACAGTGTCGGGCAAGATGCGATAAGCTGATCAAACACTCTGTCAATCAATCTTTCAGCGGCAACTGGTGCGTGTTGAGTTGTTTTTTCGTTTAACTTTGAGACTTGGTTCATTAGAAAACTCCTTCCCAATCTTCTGGGCTATTCCACGGTTGAGCATTTTTCTCGGAAAAAGTCATTTTTTGAGGTTGTCGCTGGACAACTCCACTCCCTCGCCAATCCCATTCGGATTTAAATCCACGCCAATTACGCTCGATGGATATTGTGATTGCTTCGGCAAGAGGTATTCCCGCTTTATCCGCCTCACGCTGAAAACCTTTCAATGCCGTTTCTGTGATTGGTGCTTTGCAGGCCTTGCGATGTATCATGAAGTCGTCAGCAAGTTGGTCAGTGATCCCAAAATCAGCAAGCAAATCCAAATCGCTTTTTTTGGTATTTTTTTTATTTGTATTTTGTATATTGTTTTTAATATTGTTTATTGTGTGTGAACTTTTTTCACTAGTGACCTGTGAACTTTTTTCACTAGTCGCTGGAAAATTTTTCACTAGTGAACTTTTTTCACTAGTCGTTGTTTTGTATGTTTTGATTGAGTAAATTCCAGTATTTCTATCGCCTGATTTTCGTTCTAAAATTTCACGCTCTACAAGGCTCTCGCAAGCTGAAATTACAGCCTTGTTGCTTAACCCTGTAACTTTCATAAATTGGCTCACAGAAATAGCATCTTCTTCTTTGTTCCAGCCTTTAGTTTTGCGTAATACGCACAAGTAACATTTCAATTCTGAATGTGACAACTCTGGAAGTAACTCATCAATGATTGAGTTGGGGAAAATAAACCCTCTTACATCTTGATCTAACATTACATCAACTCCGAAGCATAACGAGATGCGATATATTCAATTCCTTTGCTTGTAACCCGTGTTTGAGTGTAATTGTGACCGTGTTCTGTTGTACCAGTTTTTACATCAAATAAGCCTTTAGCGTGGTATTTTTGGTAAGGTAACAAGTTTCCAGATTGTCTAAATAAAAGTCCGTCACCTACCAAGCAATCAATCATCGCTCTTTCAGGAACTTTTAGGATTTTCGCTGTTTCACGAAGTGATTTTGTTGTACCAGCCTCTACATAACGTTGAACAAATTCCACTTTTGGTCGTTGTTGCTCGATTAATAGGTTTTGTCTTTCGATTTGTTCCGCTTGGTCTGCTGCAAGTCTTAAAGCCTCTGATAATGTTTGAGGGATTTGTGGCATTTGTTGATTTTCTAACTCTTGCCAACGGTCAACTAATCGAGCTGTGAATTCTGGTGATAATTGAGCAACTACCACATAGGTATCACGCTTAATTAATTGGTATTCTGTGACAATTTGACCTAGATGATTTTTAACTTCCACCATTGGTGTAAGTTGAATTAATCCCTTGTCTTGTAAGCGTTCAATGGTTCTTTTCACTGAATCGTGGCGAGATTCAACCAAGTCTGCAATCTCTCTACTGCTCATTGTCAAAACACTTGAATTTTTGCTCATAATCTGTAATAATTTAGCCATCTTTTGAAGTCCTCCGACCGATAAAGGGAGTTAATACTAATTAACTAATTAGCCTCTGTTCCCGCAGGGGCTTTTTTATTGCCGTCACTAGGACGGGAATACTTCTTCAAGCGAGCAAGTAACGCCTAACTCATTTAATTTACTAACAATCTTTTGCGCCGCGCTGATGTTTGGCTCGCGCACATTGGCTTCGTAATTTCCAATTCTTGACTGCCCCCAACCAAGCTCTTTAGCAAACTCAGCTTGGCTTAGCTTTGTTTTTTTTCTGTATTTTTGTAATTTATTCATATCTTTCCTTTTTTTTAACACGCTTAACACGGCTCATGTGTTAATTATAAACACATTTTAAACACAGTTACAAGTGTTTTTATTGTTTAAATAAACACAATGCGTGTTATATAATCGGTGGTAAATTTGATAAGGAGGATTGACATGAGCAAAATCATCGAAAAAATCAAATCCCGCCGCCGTGAATTGCGGTTGAGCCAACAACAATTAGCTGATCGGTTGGGATGGAGGCAGTCAAGAATCGGTAACTATGAGGCGGGCGTTAGGGATATTGGCACAGATGATTTAAGGTCGATTGCTGAGGCGCTTGAAATGACGTTTGATGAGCTTGTATCAGGTAATTACTCAAGCACAAGCATTGGTAATCAGACGATAAGCGGATCTAGTGTCAATATCACAACCGCAAACAAAATTAACCACGGGACAGGATTAATTACGCAACCGGAGCAAGCCGAAAGCCATACACACCGCATAGATTATTTAGACGTAAGAGCGGCAGCAGGATTGACAGGGTTTGAAAACTCAGACTATCCAGAGATAGTATCAAGTCTGTTTTTGTCGGATGAGGGGTTGTTGCAGATCATCGGTCGTAAGTCGGCCGCCGGAATCAAAATTGTGAACGTCCCAACTGACAGCATGGAGCCGACAATAAGAAAAGGCGATTGGGTGTTTTTGGATACCAATATTAATTACTACAACGGAGACGGCGTGTATGCGTTTGCGATAGATAACGCGCTATTTATCAAGCGTATACAAAAACTTGTTGGCGGTGGGTATAGATTGCACTCAGACAATAAGGACTACGACCCGCAAGATATAACAGACGAGATTTGCCAAACGGCAAAATTTGTCGGCAGATTTATCAAAACAATCCATATTGACGTTGTATCACTTTAAAAAAATAACCAAACCCGAGGAACCAACCATGCGAGCAGTGGCCAAAAGAATTAAAGCTGAAAGAGAAAGACAGGGATTGTCTATTGCTGATTTAGCCAAGATCCTAAGCGTGAGCGAAAAAGATGTATTAGACCTCGAAAATGGCGAGATGCAATTAACAATGCGTGACATAGATCTGTTTGCTATTGCTCTTGAGGTTAGTGCTGATAGATTGAAATTCGGAGATGATTGGCAACCTAATCTAGGTGGACAATCAAAATTTGAAAACCCTCGATATAATCACTCAAACGTAGCAACAAATACCGCAGCCACAATGACAACAAATAATTATTATCAAGGTAACGGAAATTCGGATCTACAAGTGCAAATTAACCGAATGGAACAAGCGGCTCATACTGGTAGGCTTGGGGCGTTTACGCAGTTAGATAGAATCGAAGAACAGAATAAATTACTCCTAGAAAGGATTGAGCATATTAACGAAAAAATTGATTTTTTAATGACAGTTGGCGAAGTTACGCCTAAGGTAAATTAAAATGAGGAAATTACTATGGATAATTTAAAACTTGAATACTTTTCAAACATTAATTTAGATGACCCATTTTTCGATAGTTTAAAATCTGATTATAAAGAATTTCCTAATTGGTTTAATAAAAAACGAGAAGAAGGTGAAAGTGCATTTATTTTTATAAACAATAAAGGTTTGTTAGATGGTTTCCTTTATTTAAAAATAGAAGATGAAGAACTGAATAATATTAAACCAAATCTACCAAGTAAAAATAGATTAAAAATAGGCACATTAAAAATAAATCCACATGGAACGAGATTAGGGGAAAGATTTCTAAAAAAAATATTTGATATTGCATTAATAGAAAATATCGATGAAATCTATGTGACGTTATTTGAAAAACACCAAACATTATTAAGTTTATTTCAAAAATACGGATTTGAAAATCGGGCTGAAAAAATAACTCAAAATGGCCGTGAGATGGTATTGTTCAAAAATATCTCTAAAGTATCAGGAGATATTGTAAAAGATTACCCCAATACCCCAGAAAAATCTAATCGCTATCTTATTTCACTTTATCCACAATGGCATTCTAGATTGCTCCCAGATTCTATTTTAAAGAATGAAGACCCCGCATTACTCATTAAAGATACATCACACACTAATAGCATACACAAGATTTATCTTACTGCAATGGAAGGAACAGATCGTCTGCAACCAGGAGATACATTGGTAATTTACAGAACTGCTCCTGACGGTAAAATCGCTGAATATAGCGCTGTAGCAACATCTATTTGCGTAGTAGAAGAAGTTAAAAATATTAATGACTTTAGATCATTAGATGACTTCTTGAAATATACATTATCATATAGCATTTTTTCTGAGAGAGAATTGACTGAGTTTTTTAAATATAAAAAATATCCGGTAATAATTAGATTTACCTATAATATTGCATTAAATAAGCGTATAATAAGAAAATCATTAATCGAAGATATCGGAATGAGAAGAAATCAATATTGGGGATTTTTCAAAATAACGGAAAGTCAATATAGAAAAATATTATCGATGGGAGGAGTTAGTGAAAATCTTGCTATCCATTAAACCTGAGTTTGTAGAAAAAATCATTTCAGGTGAAAAAAAATTTGAATTTAGAAAAACATTACCTAAACGTGAAGGCGTAACAACAGTTGTGGTTTACTCAACTATGCCAGTAGGACGAGTTATCGGGGAATTTAAGGTGAAAGATACCCTATCTCACACGCCCGAATCTCTTTGGGAAAAAACGAAGGAATTTTCAGGCATTACCAAAAATTTCTTCGATGAGTATTTTTCCACAAAGGCTTTGGCGCACGCATTTGAAATTGATTCATTTAAGCTATATGACGAACCATTAGTAATTTCAGATGTATTGCCATCCGGCACTCCACCACAATCTTATTGCTATATTAACTAACCAATGAACCGCCTCACAGGCGGTTTTATTTTATGATTTAAAGCGCTTAATCAAATCCTCAAGCACTGCTCTCTCCTCTTTATTCGCAAGGATAATCTCTAGCCTATCATTTACCCGAGATGCAATTTCATCAACCCCCAAATCGTTAATCAGCTCGCAATTTAACGAGATTAGCCATTTTTTAAACTCTTTTTTCATAATTTCCCTCCTTATCGGCATGGGCATAATAAACCGACCTCAATTTAAACCAATCATTGCCACCAAAACCTGCGATCGGCATCGCAAAAATCACAAAAACACACTTCAAAACACAAACTTTACTTTTTAATTGATTAAAAAATAAGCAAACGAACAATATTTTTAAAAATTAATTGTGTTTAAAAACACACACTTAACACATTTAACACAAAAAATATGAAAAAATTTGTGTTTATTGTGTTTACAAGCAAACACAAATCGTGTTTAATACATCCATCAAAACGAGATACACATAAACAAATATCTCAGCGCTCTTTAAAAATAAAATTACAAGAAGTTTACTCATAACGGCATTATGCGGTCGTGTAGATTAAAAGCCCTACCCTACATAATGAGAGTAAACGGAACACCCACTGAAAGATGAGACCAGTGAAAAACTGACAGTTACAGAAAGTCTAGTCGCAGTGGGGAAATATCTCAAAGCACATTTGAAGTACAGAGACACAGAGGCTTGTGAAACCTCTGCGAATGATAGAGAGAAGTGTGCTTTGAAATGGCAAACATAAAACAAATGAGGTTAAAAATGGAAGAAAAACGCTATTCAGAGGCTGGCAGTGTTACCAGCAACACCATAACTGAAATTCAAAAAGAACATATTCGCGCTTGTATTTTGAAAGCGATTGAAAACGGCGCTTATTATCCAGGTTTAGAGGAGCGAGCATGCCAAGCAATTTCTTATATCAATCGATTTAGTGATGCTCAAATCAAAGAAAAGCTAATTGATAATAAAACAGGTGAAGTTTACATGTTAGTTAGACCATAGTTCACTAATTTTATTTAACGCCCTCATAGTTGCAAAGCCATTATTTGAGCAATCAAACACGCCAAGACGATCATCATTATCTATAAATTGAAGCAAATAATCCCGACATTGCTCGGCCGTATGTGTTCTTGAATGAATATACCAAACCGATTCAAATAGCTTCGCATAAGTTCCGTAGGATTTAATTGCATCAATTAATGTTTTGTAGTCGCGTTGATTTCTTAAATCATAAGTAATAATGAGGTTTGCCATAACTTAATCCTTATTGTGTTGTGGTTGTGAAAATTATATTCCTTATGTGTTGTGGTGACAATAAGGGACTTGAGCCTTGCAAGTATAAAGAAAGGTATTTAATGGCTCTTTGTTTCGTTGGTTGTGGAAACCGACACCCTGTAAAACACTAATATAGAATTAGTTACGCTAACTTGGAAAATAACGCACTGGTTCAAATCCAGGAAGAGCCTCCATCTAAAGCCGCTTTCAAACAGCGAATTAAACCTCAATCTTCTTGAATAACGGATTGAAATTGAGAGCGGCTCTAGCTGGAAACAGCGTTTTTCATAATTAAAAATACCTTATCATATTGGTTAGTACCCCTAGATGCTTTTATTAGGATGGGCTCTAGGGGATTTTTTTACCATACGAGGTGAAGTTGAATAAGTAAAATAAGGGAATATATGGTAAACTATTTTCTAAGATTAGTTCAGTTATGGGGGAATTTTGTGAATCAATTATTTGCTAGATTTAGCAATGTTGAGGGAATGAATGCGCGTTCTAACGTGCTTGTCAGTCTGCTGTGGTTGTTTTTTCTTACGCTTTGCTCAACCATCACTTACGGAATATGGGGTGAAAAAGAAATCGTGCAATATATTCTGCTTGCCTTTCTTGCGGTTGAATTATTCACGACTATTGGCGTTTATGTCTATTTTGCCGTGAACAATCCCGATTGCCTGCGCTCTGAAACGTTTACACTTTCTAAATTAGCCATGGAAAAAGGGCAAATCGGAGATACTACAAGTGGGTTAATAAATCAAAGCCAAGCTAGAATTATTGACACTGAAAGCGTAGTTAAGGATGGCGAGAATGACTAAAAAGAAATTTGTACTTTTCATTGACGATAATTTTTCTGTTGAAGAAAGAGATAAAATCACAAACCACTTTAAAGGTAAGTATGCCTATTGGCATTGGATTAGTAATGTTTGGTTATTATCTACATCTAAAGACGGTGTAACAACTGAAAGTATACGAGATGAAGTAAAAGATTTAGTCAATAGAGGTACTATCCTTGTAATCAACGCCTCTGATTCCCAAGGTTGGTCGGGTTTCGGGCAAAAGAAAAAGTTTGAATGGATGCATTCAACGTGGAGTAAAAAACCTGAATCATTTCCTGAAAATGAAACTCCCCTTTAAATTGTCAGCCTAGAAAACAAATCTAGGCTTTTTTTATTGACACCGCTTATACTTCAGATTAAGATATCCACACTTTCAACAGAAAGTCGGGAATTGGCGTTCCTGAATTGATTAGGGCGGTGAAAAAGACGGTCGCTCAAAAGCGACTTTTTTTATAGCCGTAAAACAGTAAATCTACCTTTTGCTAAAATTTTAGTAAAAGCCCAATGATGAACTGTTTGAGAGATCGAAAGATCGCCGTTTACTCTAATCAACGGTACGCCAATCTTGAACAGTTCATCACCAACAAATTGGCGTTTGTTCGTGATGATTTCTAAAACTTTGATTAGAGAATCACAAAATGACAAACTCAAACTTAATTCCTGTTTTTAACGGTTTAATCCAAAATCAACCTGTTCAACTTTGCAACGCTCGTGAACTTCACTCATTTCTAGAAATACAAACTCGTTACAATGATTGGGTTAAAAACCGCATCAACGAATATGGTTTCATCCAAGATGAAGACTACCTCGTCATCACAGAACGCACCAACGGACGCCCTCGCAAGGAATATCACATCACCCTAGACATGGGCAAAGAGCTCGGTATGGTCGAAAGAAACGAACGAGGCAGACAAATCCGAAAATACTTTATCGAATGCGAACGTAGAGCAAGCCAGCCAAAACAAATCGCCCTACCAGCTCCTGAAAAGAAATTCACCTTTGAATTTACCGAATATGAACTCCAACAGCTTGCTTGGTTGTGGTTCGCTTTTAAACGTGGTGTAGGCACTTTTCAACATATTGAGAGAGCCTTTAACGTTTTAGGCTCAAATATGAGTTCACAAATCTACGGACAGGCTTACGAATATTTAAGCGTGTTACGTTCTACCAATCAAATCTTAAACCGTATCACAAGTGATTTTGACATCGACCAAATGACAAATTGGCGTGTATTGGAACACTTGCGAGACTTTAATCCAAAAGCAGTCAAAATCGACTTCTAAAACAACGGAAAATCCGACCGCACTTTTCCTCAAGAAATCCGTGCGGCGGATTTTCACACCCAAAATTCACTAAATCGACTAAAAAGGAACCAAAAAAATGGAAAAGTTTACTGATGTATTCGCAGAAATCACACGACCTTTAGCAAAGATTGCTTGTGCGATGTTTATCGCCTTTTTGATTGGCGGAATTTCTTGTTGTTTTGCAAGCGAACCGACAGCATTAGAGCGTGAACAAGCACGCATACAATGGATTGCCGAACACGGGCAATATCAGCCAAATCTAACAGAGCCAGCTAACCAAGAGGCTATGGCATACACAAACATCAAGCAAAAGGAATTAGACGATGAAAGAAAAAAAGACTTATAGAGTTGATGTAGAAGAGATTAATGGCATGTTTAAAGCCTCTTTCTTCGTCAATGGTCGCCTAATTCATAAAACGTACCCACAGCACTCAAAGCAAAACGCTTTGATGTTTATTAATAGACATATTGAGCGTTACAACACTATGCATGGAGCATGCTTTCGCTTAATTGGCGATAACAAGCCAAAGACTAAAGATAAAGAGAAGAAAATCAAACTTCCTAAATCTGTTAGCAAACGGAAATTCATATCTCCATCAATGGCTAAGTCGCTTGATAAATTTGATAACTACATCAATCAAAGACAATCAAAACAAGATGACAAAGACTTCTTCATCTTCTTGGATTTAAAACAAATGTTTGGCGTTCATCACGCAACCGCTATGACTGCAGTATGTCGTGGCGAACTTCCGCAACCCAAAACGTTAATCATCAACGGTAGCCGAGTTAAAGGCTTTCAGTTTGATGATGTGAATAACTTTTTCGAAATTATAAGAGGTGTATCAAATGGAAAGCCTACAAGCACAATGGGAACGCAAAACGTTCAATGATTATGACCGCAGATGTTGTGCGGAAGATGCCTATAACGAAGCGGTAGAGCGTGAAATTGAGTGCATCGAAGAAGATATTTCAAACGGTGATAGCGAAGAACTCTGGAAGTTTAGCGAAAAAGCATTTGAAGATGATGATTTTGTGAAAGCTATCGCACTTGGAAATGATTTTGAAGAAATGCGAATTAGTATTCTCAAATCACTTGCTGAAGAACGTATAGAGCAAAATAAAAAGGATTGGGAAAATGGTTACAACATTGACTAATCAAAAAGAAATAGACGAAACCGCCAAAGAAGAGCGCGAGCGGAAATTGAACGAATTTCAAGATTGGCTAATGAGTGGGATTATCGACCCGCAAAGGGCTGATGAAATTATCAAACTCTACTACAAAGATATGCCATTTTAGGTGAAGAAAATGAAAATCTATATTGATATTGAAACAATCCCTACACAAAACAAAGAACATCAAGATTTTGTGTGTGAAAACCTTAAACCGCCAGCTAATTACAAGAATGAAGAAACGATTAACAAATGGCTCGAAGAAAACAAAGAGCTTGCAGTTAATAAAACCTCTTTAGATGGTGCTTTTGGCGAAGTTGTGGTGATTAGCGCTGCAATTAACGATGACGAAGTTGTTACGTTCTATCGTAAAGATTGGCAAGTTAAAGACCGTGAGAAAGATATCCTTACACGATTTAACAACTGGCTAAAAGAACAAGCTAACCGATGCAAAACAGTTCCAGTGTTTATCGGGCATAACGTAACGAGCTTTGACGGATTGTTCTTGTGGCAACGCTATATCATCAATGGCGTGAAACCATACTACAAAATGGATAAACGAAACACTTACGACACGATGTGGGAATGGTGCGGATATAACCGAGAATCAAAACCTAGTCTTAATAAGCTATGCCAAGTGCTTAATATCGAGCAAAAAGGTGATATTGACGGTTCTAAGGTGTGGCAAGCGGTACAAGATGGTCGTATTGATGAAGTTGCTGAATATTGTGCTAAAGATGTTGAGCGTGTGAGAGCGATTTATAAACGAATGAATTTTGAGGTGTAGAAATGGCCGAGAAAAAACAATCTCTACAACATAGAGCGTGGGATTTGCTAAGTAAAATCAACGTGAACGATAAAACGGAAACGAAAGGCTCTGGAAAATTCGCTCTAACCTATCTTTCTTGGGCTTGGGCTTGGGGCGTTCTTATGGAGTACTTCCCTGAAAGTATTTACGAAATTCATCAAGACAGAATTCTGCCTGATGGCTCTGTGATGGTATCTGTAACGCTAACCATTAAAGATGGCGATGAACAGTTTGGTCGTTTTATGTGGTTGCCAGTGATGAATCATTTAAACAAGGCAATCATTAATCCTGATGCTATGGATATCAACAAGGCGACTATGCGATGTCTTGCGAAAGCTATTGCGATGTGCGGACTTGGGCATTACATCTACGCAGGCGAAGATTTACCAGTGGAAGATGAAACCCCAAAGACAAAATCACAAGAACCCTCTCAAAAATCAACCCAGCAGAATGTGAATTCTATTCAAAGTGAACAGCATCACGCTGATGTTGAGAACTTAAGAAAGAGACTTCTTGGAAAAACAAAAGAGCAAATTGAAAGCGAACAGCTTTACGATAAATCAATCAAGTGGTTAAAAGAAAATAACCCTGATTTGATTGATGAATATAATTTGATGTTTAACGATTTCTTAGGAAATTTACTATAAAGGAAAAATAAAATGGCTGGAATTAATAAAGTAATCATTGTGGGTAATTTAGGAAACGACCCAGAAATCCGCACAATGCCAAATGGTGAACCGGTTGCAAACATCACAGTGGCAACTTCTGAAAGCTGGACGGATAAAAACACTGGCGAACGCAAAGAGCAAGTAGAATGGCATAGAATTGTACTCTACCGCAGATTAGCCGAAATCGCTGGCCAATATCTACACAAAGGTTCGCAAGTCTATATTGAGGGGCGATTAAAAACCAGTAAATGGCAAGATAGCAACGGACAAGACCGTTACACTACCGAAATTCAAGGTGATAACTTACAGATGTTAGGTGGTCGCCAAGATGAGCCGAAACGAGCAAAACCAAGTAAAGCTAAACCAGAGCCGTTGAGTGCTATGGCGGAACAAGATGATGGTTTTAATGATGGAATTCCGTTCTAGGGTGATTGGTATGGGTAAAGAAATAATACTCACCATTAGCGAGAGTCTTGAAAAAACAAAGATTTGCGCTGATAGTATTTTTTACACTAAGCCAGTTGGCGATAACTCTTTCATAACAACGAAAGACGGAAAGAGTTTATTTGTAAAAGAAAGTAAAAGCCGAATATTAAAAATGATTGAGACCGCCAAATAAGGCGGTTTTCTTTTTGTAAGGAAAAACAAAAAATGAAATTAAGTCAAAATACAAAATTAGAAATTTATAACAAAATTGTGGCAAGCCTAAATGTAAAAGGCTTTGGAGCTATCGCGAAAGAGTTACAAGAAAAAATAGATGATGTGCAACCGAAATGGTTTGTTGAATTTTATAAATCAACGCTAAAGACTTGCTCTGAACAAGGTCTATCATTTACAACTTATAAAACCGACACTATTGGAAGTGGTCGATACTATCATTTTTGGGTTGAGCACGAATTCTTTGACTCTCAGAGATGTAAACAGTTATTTCTACTTGCTCGCCAAGAAGTTGAGCAAATCAAAGAAGATTTAAAAAAATTAAAAGAATCAATCCTTGCGGTTAATACAGACAAAGCCTTTTTAATTGCATTCCCACAATGGGAACAACAACTCAATGAAAGCCTACCAACACGAAAGGTTAATATGCCAGCGATTAAAATGGACGTATCTTACTTAGATAAATACAAAAACAAGGAACAGAAATAAAAACAACAGAGGATATTCTGAATGAGCGAAAGAATACGCACGGTGATTTTATTCAAGGCTCTGTTACGTTTAATGCTTTAATGGAGCTGATTAATAAAAATCGCAAGAACATTGATGGCGTGCAGTATTACGCATTGACAATGATTGCTGGGAAATTGGTAAGAATTCTTAACGGTAATTCACACGAAACAGACCACTGGCAAGACATTATTGGTTACGCAACACTTGGTGGGCGGTTGGAATTAGCCGAAAGTCTTGATAACACAAATGAGCCATTGGTTGATATTTTGCCAGTGGTTAATCTTGGTGATAAAAAGCAATAAATCAATATCAATAGGCGTTCCAAGTGAGCGCCTTTTGTTTTAAGGGGATAAGATGAAACCAATTTTAGATGCTTGCTGTGGCGGTAGAATGTTTTACTTTGATAAGAATAATCCGAATGTGATTTTTGCAGATATAAGAGAACAAAAACTAAGTTTTAAGGATCGTGACAAAATTAGACATTTAGAAGTATCGCCCGATGTGATCCATGACTTCACTGATATGCCGTACCCTGATAAATCTTTCAAGTGCGTTATATTTGACCCGCCCCATTTAATTCAAGGCGGCGATAATTCATGGTTAGTAAAGAAATATGGACGATTAGATAAAGATTGGCAAAATCAGTTATTAAAAGGCTTTCAGGAGTGTATGAGAGTATTAGACGATTATGGCACTCTTATTTTTAAGTGGAATGAAACTCAAGTGCCAGTGAGCAAGATTATCTCGCTCTTTGGTAAAACGCCAATAATCGGGCATAAATCGGGAAAGGCAAACAATACGCACTGGATGCTATTCATGAAAATTGAGGAGAAAGAAAATGAAAAAATTTGACTTAAAAGCCACCCATTGGCAGCCACTTCCACCACCGCCGGAAGATTTATAGAATTGATTTGCATTGACATACCGCTTAATTTCGGATTAAGATAACCGCACTACAAACAACTAGCGGCAATCCGCACCCGAAAGCATAGCGGTTTTTTTATGCCTAAAATTTAAATGTGCAGATCTGCACATTTCAATGTTCGGGTCGAGAGAGCCTAATAAAACACCGAAAGGAAATAAGCTCCGCTGTCTAGTTGCAGTAGTTGAAGCCCGAACAACCCTACTAAGGTTGTTCGTAATATGAACTAACAACTAGGGGCATAAAAATGTCAAATTTAACAATTCTAAACAATTCAATTCGTCAATTAGACAATCTTTATTCGCTAACAGATTTACATGGAGCAAGTGGCGGTGAGCAAAAGCATAAGCCTGCCTTATTTTTATCAAACCAACAAACCAAAGAATTAATCTCTGAAATAGAGATTGAGGGCGAAGTAGGAATTCCTACTTCGGTAGTAAAAACGGTTCGAGGCGGTAGAGATTTAGGACTTCAAGGAACCTACGCTTGCGAAGAATTAATGCTTGCCTATGCGATGTGGATTAGTCCAAAATTTCACTTAATCGTATTGCGTGCGTTCTTAAATCTACACAAGAAATCTACCGCACTTTTACCAAATACAATTACGCCTGAACAACAACAGGCGATCCAATCTGCGGTACAACAAGCACACCATAGAACAGGCTTACACTGGCAAGAAATCTACCGCCAGCTAAAAGCCATGTTCCATATTGCGAAATACGACCAATTACCACAAGACCAATTTGGAAATGCGATGGCGTTCATTATGAACTTGCAGCCGATTGCACTTCCACCAGCGGAAGAAAAATTCAAATTTGAATTAACGAAAGAAGAAATCTCAAACATCACTCTTTTGTTATTCTCGCACGGGCAGATGAATTGGTTGCTTGGAAGATTGATCAAACCGTTAGAGACAATCGGATCGTCTTTTAGTCCTACCGTTTACGGACACTATACAGAATACAAGCGTTTCTATGATAAATCGTTACCTATAGCGAGAAAGCTCATAGAACCGCTTAAACAAGCCCACAAAGCCGATTTTGAACATTTGCTATATCGTTTATCGGCCAACTAAAATAATCCGTTACAACCGCTCTTATGGGCGGTTTTTTATTGGAGCTTTTATGGATAAAATAACCCTATCAGATAAAGCAGAAAAAGAGATTGTGAACGCTGCCAAGATGGCATCACTTGCAACATATACAGAAAACAGTCAGAATTTAATGACTATCGAAGAAATTGCTCTGTATCTAAATAAGTCATATACTTACACAGCGAAATTTATCGTCACAAAAGGCGACTTCCCACAATCTAGATATTTTTTAGATGAAAATGAACGCCCTCGATATGTTGCCGGTGAAGTGGTGAAATGGGCGAAACGATACGCAAAACGCCTACAATAGATTTTTCTCACCACGCCAAAATTACGCCAAAATATACCTATCTATTTATTATTCCTATCAAATAAGGTGCAAGCTAGTCGCACCATATTACAATCCCAAGCTTTTTAGCTTGGGATTTTTCTTTTTATCCCCTGCTTAATTTGAATGAATCTTTTCTGGATAATCACATATATAAATGAAAATAATTTGCATTGATTGACGTAAACGTTTTCGCTATACTTGCAACTCTTTTATTATCTATTAGGTAGCGATT